AGCACTGGGCAACGATTCTAATTTTGCCACGACGTTGACAAACTTGTTGGCGCAAAAAGCCAACGCCAATAACGTCTACAGCAAAGCCGAAAGTGATGCCCGTTATGTGCAAGGGCAGACGCAGGCTGAAATGGTTTTTATTGCCACAGCCAGCCAGTCGGTGTTTGCGCTTAGCACGCCAGTGATCAACAAGCCATCGGCCTTGGTGACGGTCGATGGTGTAGTGCAGCCGACCAGTGAATACAGCTTGAATATGACCGGCACTGAGTTGACGCTGAGCGAAGGCGTGCCAGTGGGCACGATCGTCCGGGTGCTGGTGCTGGGCGTGGCGTCGGTTGGTGCGCCAGCGGACGACACAGTGACCACCGCGAAGCTTCGCGATGGTGCTTTGGCCGCGACGGTTGAAGGTCGTGCAAAAATGGCCAACCAGTTTGTCACTCCAGAAAAGCTCGCTCAACCGCTGACGCTAGGCATTGCAGTCGCAACCACCAGCGGCACATCAATTGACATCACCGGGATCCCGAGTTGGGTAAAGCGGGTGACGCTAATTTTCAGCGGAGTAAGTACAAATGGAACAAATAATAGACTTGTCCAAATCGGTAGCGGATCAGTTCAAACGACTGGATATGTGTCGGCCGGCGCCCTAATCGCTGAAGAAACCGGTTTCAGCGCTGTGTCTTCTACGGCAGGGTTTATAATCAGATCCATAGAAAGTGCTAACAACCTTTTTGGCACAATGACAATCTGTCTATTGAATGGAAATACATACGTCTCAAGCCACAGCGGAGGAAGCACGCTTGGCACGTATGTCAGTGGTTACATGGGTGGTGGAAGAGTTGCGCTTCCCGGCACCCTGGATCGCATTCGCATCACCACCACCGGCGCTGACACGTTTGACTCCGGAACGGTGAACGTCTTGTACGAAGGCTGATGATGAAAGCAGTTTGTCCTATCACGCTCTGACCCATGGCACTACAAAGGATTTCCGGCGGAATGGTGTCGGATTCGACTATCACAAGCAGCGACATCCAAGACGCCAGCATCGGCTCCACCGACTTGGCGGCTGGCGCCACAGCGATCGCGCACGACACCGCGAAGGCCACCACATCTGGCGTGGCGGTGGAGTTCACCGGCATCCCGAGCTGGGTGAAGCGCATCACCCTGCTGTTCAATGGCGTCAGCACGAACGGCGCCAGCGACATCCTGGCCCAGCTGGGGGTCGGCGGCGCTCCCACCACGTCGGGCTACATCGGGAACGCCGTCTTCTCCTGGGCCAGCGGTGTTGTGCCGGTGAGCTCCACAGTCGGCATCCCGGTGTTCAACAACGCCGCCAGCTACAACCACTACGGCCAACTGGTGTTCACGAACATCAGCGGCAACACATGGCTGGCATCTGGCCAGTTCGTCAGCACCGGCACGGCGGGCTGCATTGTCGCCGGTGGTGTCGTCACCCTGGCCGGTGCGCTGAACTACCTGCGGGTGGTGTCGGCCAATGGCACCGCAGCGTTTGACGCCGGCCAGATCAGCCTGTTTTACGAGTGACCGATCGCGCGCTCGCCGCCAGAGGGCGGAAGAAATTGCGCGGCCAAGGCCGCTAGAATTCAACTGACAGGAGGCTTCCAGCCATGACGACCACTTTCCTCCATGGTGTGGAGGTGCTCCAGATCGACAGTGGAGCACGGCCGATCCAGACTGTTCGATCCAGTGTGATCGGCTTGATCGGCACTGCGCCTGATGCGGATGCCAGCGCCTTCCCCCTCAACACCCCGGTGCTCATTGCACGACGGAGTGAGATGGCAGGCCTCGGCGCTGCAGGCACTCTGCAATCCGCCCTCGACCTGATCTACGACCAGGCCGGCGCGGTCGTTGTGGTGGTCCGCGTCGAAGAAGGTCTTGACGAAGCTGCCACGATCAACAGCGTGCGTGGCGGCATCAACAGCACGACCGGCGCCTATGAAGGCGTCCATGCCTTCCTGGCGGCGGAGAATGAGGTCGGCTTCTCGCCCCGGTTGCTGATCGCCCCCGGCTACACCCACCAGCGCACCAGCAACGGGATCCTGTCGATCCCCGTGCAGACCCAGGGCAGCGGTTACACCACCGCTCCGACCGTCACCATCAGCGGCGGGAGCGGTTCCGGCGCAACTGCGGTCGCGGTGCTGGGCACTGGTGCCAATGCTGGCAAGGTGGTCAGCTTCACGATCACCAACCCAGGCAGGGGCTACACCGGCTCCCCCACCGTCACGATCGGAGCGCCCTCCTCCGGCACCCAGGCAGTGGCAGGCACCGTCCAGCGAGGCACGGTGCGGTCTGAGGTGCTGGCGGAGATGCTCGCCATCGCGCAGCGCCTGCGCGCGGTCATCATTGCGGATGGGCCCAACACGACCGATGCGGCTGCGATCCAGCTGGCCGACGACTTCGGATCTGATCGCATCTACGTGGTCGACCCCTGGGTGCTGCGCGATGGCGAGAGCATCCCCGCCAGCTCTGCGGTTGCAGGCCTTATCAACAAGGTCGACAACGAGCGGGGCTTCTGGTGGAGCCCCAGCAACAACGAAATCAGTGGAATCGAGGGCACGGCCCGGGCCATTGATTTCGCCCTGGGCGATTACAACAGCCGGGCCAACCTGCTCAATGAGCAGAAGATCGCGACGATCGTTCGCGAGCAAGGCTTCCGCCTTTGGGGCAACCGAACCCTTTCTAGTGAACCGCTCTACGCGTTCCTCTCTGTGCGGCGCACGGCGGACATGATCAACGAGTCGATCTTGCGCGGCCACCTGTGGGCCGTCGATCGGTGCATCACTGCCACCTACCTGGAGGAGGTGCAGGAGAGCGTGAGGGAATACCTGCGCAGCCTCAAGGCCCGCGGCGCGATCCTCGGTGGCGACGTCTGGGTCGATCCCGAGCTGAACACCCCCGTTAGCATCGCCAACGGCCAGGTCTTCTTCGACTTCGAGTTCACGCCTCCCTATCCAGCAGAGCGCGTGACCTTCCGCAGCCACCTGGTCAACTCCTACGTGGTTGACCTCTTCCGCTGATCTCCACACCGCTCACCTTCGAGGATTGACCCATGGCCCAGATCCCCCGGATCCTTAAGAACTTCTCCCTTTTCGTCGATGGCCGTGGCCTCGCGGGCACCATCGAGACGCTGACTCTGCCCAATCTCACCACGAAGATGGAAGAGTTTCGCGGTGGTGGCATGGACGCCCCTATCGAACACGATATGGGGATGGAGAAGCTTGAAGGGAGCTTCATCCTGGCCGAGTACAACCCCGACATCCTGGCTCTCTACGGTCTTGCGGTTGCTGACAAACAGCTGACCGCTCGTGGCGCCATGCGACGCGATGGTGAAGCCGCTATCCCGATTGTGGTGAACATGACCGGAGTCATAAAGCAAGTGGAGAAAGGCGATTGGAAAGCTGGCGATATGTCGAAACCAACTTTCTCCTTTGCTCTCCGCTACTACAAGCTCACCATCGGCGGTCGCGAGCTGGTTGAAATCGACAAAGTGAACATGATTCGGAAGATCGACGGCGTTGATCAGCTTGCTACGATCCGTCAGGCAATTGGAGCATGATTGCATGAGCACGAAGAAACTGCCTGAGCAGTCTGTCAAGGTGCTGCTGGCCTTCCCTGAAAATGTCGGCGGTGTGGAGGTAGATCATCTGGTGATGAGGCGTCCCAAGGTGCGCGACAACATCGCGGCCAGCAAGGCGTGCAAAGATCCGGTTGAGCAGGCAGCCCACCTGGTGGCTTCGCTGTGCGAGATCACCATGGCAGAGCTTGGCGAGTTCGACCAAGCGAACTGGAGTCTTCTGGAGGCCCAATACCTGGCTTTCACCCAGGCCAAGTCGTAGCTGTGGAGGCCCTCCGCCGGGCGGTAATCCTCCTGGCGAAGGCCACCGGCTGGGGCCTGGCCGAGATCGAAAAGATGGACCTGGATGATTTTTGGGCCTGGCTGGAAGCGGCCCAGGCCGTCAGCACTGAGATCGCGGAGGCGGTGACACCATGATCGGCGGGGGCGCCCAGAGGATCACCGTCGAGATCGGCGGGAAGATCGCAGCCAGCCTTGCGACGAGCATCCGCGCAGCACAGACGCAGGTGTCGTCCCTGGGGCGGAACGTCTCAAGGACGTTGAACGACGCGGCGATTGCTGGCCGCAAGGGCTTCAAGGACACGTTCAACTCGGCGCTGTGGCAGCAGGCCACCATTGGCGCGACGGCCTACGCCGGAGCCATTGGCCTGTCGGTCAAGGCCGCGATCGAGTTTGACAAGTCGATGGCCGACGTGCGGAAGGCCATCGACTTCAAAGACGGCGAGCAAGGCCTGAAGCGCTTTGGCAACCAGCTGATCAAGCTCTCCACCGAGCTGCCCTACACCGCAGCGCAGCTGAGCCAGATCGCCGCCTCCGCCGGTTTCGCGGGCTACGCCGAAAGCGAGATCATCCCGTTCACGAAGGCGGCCGCGCGGATGGGCGTGGCGTTCCAGATGACTGCTGAGCAGGCAGGTGACGCCATGGTGGCCCTGCGTGCGTCGATGGGGCTCACTCAGCCGCAGGTGGAGAACCTTGGCGACGCGATCAACTTCCTCTCGGACAAGTTCCAGGGCACGGTCAGCGCGGCCGATCTGACGGAGGTGACGCGGCGGATCGGAGCGATCGGCAAGGCCGCAGGCCTCACATCCGAGCAGGTGGCGGGGATGGGCGCCGCGTTCCTGGCCAGCGGCACCCCGGCGGAGGTGGCCAGCACCGGCCTGAAGAACTTCCTCAATGCCCTCACCAAAGGCGAGCAGGCCACTCAGGCCCAGTCGTTTGCGCTCGCCACCCTGTTCAAGGGCGGCGACATGGCTGAAACACTGAAGCGAGGAAAGGGAGCAGCCAAAAAGGCGGCAAAAGCCACGGCGATCGAAATCTCCAACGAGCTGGCCAAGGGGATGCAGGTCGACCCAGAGAAGACCATCAAGTCGGTTCTGAGCCGCATGGCACAGCTGCCGAAGGAGCAGCAGGTCAGCATCGCGGGCGCATTGTTTGGCGAGGAGAGCAAGTCCGCCATCATGCCCCTGCTCACCAATCTCAAGCTGGTGGAGCAGGGCTTCGACCTGGTGCGCGACAAGGCCGCCTTCGCTGGCTCGATGCAGAAGGAGTTTGCCAACCAGCAGGGCACCGCTGCGGCGCAGATGACGATCTTCCGCAACGGCATCAACGCCCTGGGGATCAGCATCGGGACCGCGATCCTCCCGAGCCTGAACGCGATCATGAAGGGCGTTGGGCCCATCCTGGTGAGCTTCGCTGAATGGGCACAGCAGAACCAGTGGGTGGTGACTGGCATCGTGCTGATCGGCGGCGCGCTGGCCGGCCTGGTCATCGCTCTGCCGATCATTGCTGGGGTGGTGTCGGCCATTGGCACCATTGCCGGCGCCATCGCTGTTGCCTCCCCGATCATCGCGGGCCTCGGCACCGTCTTTGCCCTCCTCGCTGGCCCCATTGGCATCGCCGCCGCAGTGATCGTTGGTATCGGCGCACTGGCGTTCGTCATCATCCGCAACTGGAAGCCCATCAGCGGATTCTTCTCCAGGCTCTGGAGCAACATCGTGCAGAGCGCAATCAAGGTTGGGCCGGGCCTCCTCAGCATCCTGGGGGGCGTCCCCATGGCGATCATTAACCTGTTCGCTGCCACCCCGATCGGGAAGCGGATCATCGACCTGATCCTCAACGGCCTGCGGTCGCGTGCCACGGCCCTCTTCTCCTGGATCTCCGGCACCATCGGCCGCATCGGGAACATGTTCAGCGGCGGTGGAGCGCCGGCTGCTCCGGCATCGCCCATTGCTCCAGCCAACAACATCGTCCCCATCCCTGGCCGCGCCATGGGCGGGCGCGTGAGGGCTGGCATGCCTTACATCGTCGGTGAGCGCAGGCCTGAGCTGTTCGTGCCGCCTCACGATGGCACCATCGTGCCCCATATCGGCCGCCCCCTGTCTGCTGCGGCCATGGCAGCCCTGCTGGCTGCTCCCGCGCCTGCGGGAGCAGCCGGTGCACGCGCGGCCGGCCCTACCCTTCATGCCAACATCACGATCAACGCGCCCGGGGGCGACGCGGGCGCGATCAGGCAGGAGGTGGAGCAGGCCCTCCAGGATCTGCTCCGCCGGATGGAGTTTGAGCACCGCACCTTGCTGAGCGACTGATGCCCACCCCGCTCTTTCAACTGGGAGACTTCCAGTTCGACATTCCCAACGGTGTGCCCCAGACCCTGGAGCGCACGGCGGAGTATCGCTGGGAGAGCCAGGACCGCCTTCTGCGTGCGCCTGCCGTTCAGTTCCTGGGCCCCGGAAACCAGGAGATCACCCTGGATGGCGTGCTGTTTCCAGGGTTCAGCGGCAGGCAGACCACCGTCGAAAACCTCCGAGCACTGGCAGGGAAGGGCGAGCCGCAGATGCTCACCGATGGCAACGGTCGGGTGTGGGGGAAGTGGTCGATCCGCAACCTGCGTGAAGGGTTGGGCCTGTTTGCTCCGGGTGGGGGAGCGCGTCAAATCACGTTTTCCATCACCCTGGTCAAATACGTCGAGGACAACCCCGGCCAGGCGGCCAGCCCCCTTGCGCTGGCCCTCAGCTCGGCCACAGATCCGTTCTCCTCGGAGGGCCTGCCTTCGTTCGTCGACTCAACCTCAGCGTTCGATGCCACCTCCTGGGCAAAGGCCAGCGCGGTGGGCTCGGCGGTGCAACGAGCTGGCTTCAGCCTGGGCCAGATTGCGACGATCGCCAAGGCAATCAGCAACCGCGACTATGTGGGGGCAGCTTTCCAGGCCTTTGGCCTCAACCCGTTGTCAATCGCGCAGCAGAGCGTCTGGGCGGGGCTGGGTGTGAACGGCCTGCAGATGGCCCAGGAGATGGCCATGGGCCACGGCGCACCAACGATCAGCGCCGCGCTGGAGCTGTTGCGGCCCGCCACAGATGCGATGCTCGACACCCTGGGCGGCAGTCAAGCTGGCGGCAATGCGCTGCGTGACATGCTGCGTGACGCCGCCACCATTGGTGGCATCCTGAACGTGGATCCCAAAATTACTGCAGCGGTTGAGCAGGTGATCAGGCAATGAGTCAGCTCTATGTCACGCGCCAGTTTGATGAGGTCGATGCA